ATCATGACAGGTGTGACTGATCCTGTCAAGCCAGAGTCATGTGATCCCTGCCACACCCATATCCACAGGCTGTGGACAACCCCCGCCATCTCCCTGCCTAGTCTGCCTTCGGCCATATTCCCTTATTTGTTGTGGGATCGAACAAATTATGTGGATACCCCCCGGGGTATGGTGGTGGGGTGTGGATAACTTGTGGATATCTTGTGGAAAACCTGTGGATAACCTGTGTATAACTTGACCCCTCCTTTTTAACTTTTGACGTTTATCTTACTATATATATACCCTTTTTGGTTGTGTGTGATATTGTGATTCTCTTGTTGAAAGTTGTCCGTTTTTGTCCTGGTTTGTTGTGGTTTAATTGTAACGATTTGATGAACTTTCTGATTTTGGTGTCCGAAAAGTTAGAGAAAACGAGGATATATATAGTAGGGGGTTCTTCACAGCCTACGAACCCCCACCCTTAACGCCCCGGCCCATGAAGGCCGGGGCTTACCGTATGGTTATCCTATAGCCACTATCACGGTAGCCGTGGCTATAACAAGGTGGGGGGTCGTCGGGACCTCCCCTCATGGTACGGTCCCTCCTCCCCCTCTACTACCTCGGCCTCTTCCTGCGGTTGGCCTCGGTATTAACCCCGTGGCTTTTTCTCTGATTGGTGGTGCCGTGGCTGCTAGGGCTGGCCGTAAGCCGAAGCAAGACATTGACGCGGTAAAGCAGGAGTTTCTGCGCCGCTTCCAGCAGGGCATGAACATCAACCAGGCCCTAGAGGTGGTTGGCCGTAACCGTTCCACGTATGAGCGGTGGCGTCGGGATGACCCCGACTTCCTAACTGCCGTGGAGCGTATCCGTTCGTTTGAGAAGTTGAGTGGCCCGCGTGAGCGGGAGTGGATGCCGTTCCCTGAGTTCTCGGAACGGTTCCTGGGTGCCCGAGTGTTTCCGCACATGTTGAATGTGGTGGACCTTCTGGAGGGCCGTGAGCCGTCCTGGTCGCACCCGTCGATGGTGTTTGAGCAGGGTGAGCGTGACCTGGTCATGGTGAACATGCCCCCCGAGCATTCTAAGACGACTTCTATCACGATCAACTATGTGACGTACCGTATCTGTATGGACCCGAACATTCGGGTGATCGTGGTGTCTAAGACGGCTGAGATGGCGAAGAAGATGCTGTACGCCATCAAGACCAGGCTGACTCATCCTAAGTTTGATGACATGATCACGGCGTATGCCCCGGCTGGTGGGTTCGATAAGAACGCTGAGGCGTGGAATCAGAACATGATCTACGTGTCTGATGACGCCCGTGACTCGGGTGAGAAGGACCCCACGGTTCAGGCTCTGGGTATCCGTGGGCATATTTATGGTGCCCGCGCCGACCTGATCATCCTGGACGACACTGTGGACTTGACGAACGCCCACGAGTACGAGAAGCAGATTGACTGGCTGCAGTCTGAGGTTATCTCCCGCGTGTCCGCTAATGGTTCTATGCTGGTGGTGGGCACCCGGCTGGCGTCCAAGGATTTGTATTCGGAACTGCGTGACCCGCACAGGTATCCTGATGAGGTGTCACCGTGGTCATACCTGTCGATGCCCGCTGTGCTGGAGTTCCATGAGGAACCTAAGGACTGGGTGACGTTGTGGCCCAGGTCGAATCAGCCTGAGGCTGGTGTCCGCGACCAGGAACCAGACAGTGATGGTTTGTTCCCGAAGTGGGATGGCACTAGGCTTTCGCAGAAGCGTAGGCGTGTGTCGCCTCGCGCGTGGGCGATGGTGTACCAGCAGCAGCAAGTCGCCGACGACGCCGTATTCCACCCCGAGGCTGTCCGTACCGCCATTAACGGTAACAGGATGACTGGACCGATACCTAAGGGCATGGTGAACTGCCGCCCCGCTGGCATGGATGGTTTGATTATTCTCGCGGGACTTGACCCGGCAACCTCAGGCCACACCGCTGCCGTGGTAATGGGCCTGGATATTCAGAACCAGAAACGCTACATCCTGGACGTGTACAACAAAGCCAGTATCAGTCCTGAGGCGATGCGGGAAATGATCCGCTCGTGGACGGAACGGTACAAGATCATTGAGTGGCGTATCGAACGGAACGGCTTCCAGGGCTTCCTGGTGCATGACCGTGAGATTAACGAGTTCTGTTCGGCCCGTGGCACAGTGATCCGCCCACACTTCACTGGGGCGAATAAGCATGACGCCGATTTCGGTGTCGCATCTATGACGACTTTGTTTAATGGCTGGCAGGATAAGCAGCAGTTGATTGAGTTGCCGTCTACGCACGGTAACGAGGCCGCTAAGTCACTTGTGGAGCAACTTGTGACGTGGCACCCTGACGCCCCGAAGAACCAGAAGACTGACATTGTGATGGCTTTGTGGTTTGCTGAACTTGCGGCACGGGACAGGGTGATGATGGCATCTAACTACACACGCACCCACGTCAACAACCCGTTCCTCACCCAGTGGGATAAGGGACAGCAACGCACGGTGAGCCTCCTAGAAGCAGAAGCGGCGGGGGCATGGAACCCCATCGGAGCATAGGAGTTAAAGTTTGAGTATCAGTTACGGTGACGTTTCCGCTATTGGTGAGCGTGGCGGCCCCCGCTTGCGGGAGATTCGTTCACACTACGACCGCATCAAGGCACAGTTCGCTGCCCGCGACGGGCGTATGCAGGACGTTCTTGCCGTACGGCAGGGCCGTATGCGTGACGTGTACCCTGACCTGTTCCCTGATGGCCCGTTCGATAAGGGCATTGTGGCGAACATGGTGGATGTCGCGGCCCGCGACCTCTCTGAGGTTCTAGCACCACTGCCTGCGTTTAACTGTGCAAGCAGCAAGATGGTGTCCGATAGTGCACGGGAGTTCGCGGAGAAGCGGACCCGTATCGTCAACGGATACATTGACTTCTCTAACCTGCAACGCCAAATGTACACGGCGACAGACCGGTATTTCACGTACGGTTTCGTCCCAGCGATGGTGGAGATTGACCTAGAGGCGCGCATGCCGCGCATCACGTTCATGGACTCCATCGGCGCGTACCCCGTGTTTGACCGTTGGGGTGGCATCAAGGCTGGTTTCTTCTCGTTCTACAAGAACCGTGACGAACTCGTGGCAATGTACCCCGAGGCTGAGTCGCTTATCAAGCAGTCCTCTACCGGCATGGAACTGATTGAGGTTGTCCGCTACCACGATAACAAGTCAGACATCCTGTTCCTGCCGACCCGTGACGGTATCATTCTGGAGAGGGTCGCTAACCCTGTCGGGGAATGCCTGATCGAATGGACGCAGCGACCGGGCGTTGACAGCGAATCACACGGCCAGTTCGATGACGTTATCGCCGTACAGGTGGCGAAGGCCCGGTTTGCTCTGTTGTCTTTGGAGGCTGCCACTAAGAGTGTGCAAGCCCCAATTGTTCTTCCGCCTGACGCGCAAGAGTTGGCGCTAGGGCCGGATGCAGTGATCCGCACCGCAAACGGGGAACGTGTCCGCCGCGTACCGATTGAGGTTCCGCAGGCAGCGTTCGCGCAGCAAGGCGTGCTGGATCAAGAATTACGGCAAGGTTCACGCTACCCCAACGCCCGCATGGGTGATGTTGACGGTAGCATTGTGACTGGGCGCGGTGTCCAGGCCCTCATGTCAGGGTTCGACACCCAAGTTCGTACCGGTCAGGCAATGTTTGCCAGAACACTACAGAACCTTATCCGTAAGGTTTTCCTTGTTGACGAGAAACTGTTCGGCAACGAGAACAAGACGTTGCGTGGAAACGCTGACGGCACACCGTACGAGATTCGCTACCGACCCGAGAAGGACATTAAGGGCGACTACACGGTTGATGTCCAGTATGGGCTGATGGCCGGACTTGACCCGAACCGTGCTTTGGTTTTCGGTCTGCAGGCTCGCGGTGACCGTCTCATTTCACGTGACTTTCTCAGGCGGCAAATGCCATTCGCGTTGAACGCATCCGAGGAAGAGCAGCGCGTCGATATCGAAGAGATGCGCGACGCATTGAAGCAGGCAGTAGCGGGGTACGCACAGGCTATCCCCGTGTTGGCCCAGGCTGGGCAAGATCCCGGCGATATCCTGGCACGCCTGTCCGCGATTATCCTTGGCCGTCAAAGAGGACGATCTATTGAAGAGGTCGTTTCTGAGGCGTTTGCCCCTGAGGAGATGCCTGTACCGCCGGGGGTTGAGGCCCTAGGTGAGGAAACCGCAGGGATGGTCGGTGCCCCTGGTGAGACTCCCCCCGGTGGTCCAGGTGAACTGGAGGGTCTTGGTTCTACTGGTTTGATGCGTGGTGTCGCTGCCGGTCAGGCTGGTATGCCTGCCGGTGGAAGGCCGGACTTACAAATGCTCATGGCCTCGCTTGGTGCTGGTGGTCAACCTCAACTGTCGGCGGGGGTTTCTCGCCGCCTACCTATCTAGGAGTACGCATGATGTACGGCAAGAAGAATGGCAAGATGAACATGAAGTCTCCGTCAAAGTCCGTTAAGAAGATGGTTCCTTCAAAGGGTCCAATGGCTTCCGTGGCAAAGAAGGCTGCTTCGAAGAAGAAGGCTAAGTAGCATGTGCGTCTCGTGTGGCTGCTGGATGGATGTCACAGGTAAGGCCGGTGGCGACGGTAACCATCCCGAGGATGCCAGTGTCATGCCGAATGTGAAGACTACCGTGTCGCCGTTGGCGAAGCCGTCGAAGGGGCAGTAGTGCCCGCGAAGAAGAAGGCAGCCAAGAAGGTTGCGAAGGTTATGCGCGAGTTCAAGTCTGGCACGCTGCATTCCGGCAAGAAGGGTCCTGTCGTGAAGTCCCGCAAGCAGGCTGTCGCTATCGCGCTGTCTGAGGCTGGCATGTCCAAGAAGAAGAAGAAGTAATGCCTGGTACAATGTCAAACGGAAAACCCGGCAAGCCTAAGGGTAGCGGTAAGAAAAACGGTTCGGGCATGATGTCCACGAAAGAATACGAAAAGTATCTTGCGAGCCTGTGGAGTTACAGCCCACCTAAGGGTAAGAAGAAGAAGTAATGGCAGCGAAGAAGCCCGTGTGGGAGAAGCCTAACCCGAAGAAGAAATCTACCCCGTTGACTTCGGCACAGAAGGCGAAGGCTAAGGCTGCCGCTAAGAAGGCTGGCCGCAAGTACCCGAACCTGGTGGACAATATGCGGGCGAGTCGTGGCAAGTAAGCCTGACCCGCGTTTGAAGCGTGCCGGTGTCAGTGGTTTCAACAAGCCGAAGCGGACACCTAACCACCCAACTAAGTCGCACGTTGTTGTGGCTAAGGAGGGTTCGCAGGTTAAGACGATCCGTTTCGGGCAGCAAGGTGTCACTGGTGACCGGCAGCCCACGAAACGGCAGGCTTCGTTCAAGGCACGTCACGCGAAGAACATTCAAAAAGGTAAAATGTCAGCAGCCTATTGGGCTGATAAAGTGAAATGGTAGGAGAATAATTATGCCACAGCCTAATAAGGGCACTCACGGCAAGCCGCACGTTTCAGCCCCGATTAAGGGTGCAGCGGGAAGCAAGACTAGCGATGGAGCCAGCGTCAAGCAGGGCATTCACAGCAAGGGCACAAAGGGCAGCAAGTAGGTTTCTAGGGAAGGCAATGAGGATGAGGATTCCAGCGCGTGATATGAGTGTCCACGTTGCCTACCTGGACCTACATTTGGCGATTGTGGCGCAGGGTATGGCCTGGTCGCCTGATGTTGCTGATGACATGATTGGTCGGATGGGTAAACTGTTTGACCAGTCTATGTTGACGCTTGCCCAGTATGGGACGTTTGAAGAGGATGAGGATGAGGACGAGTTCGGTCCGACTCCTGATAGGGAACTTGTTGATCCGCGTATAGTGTTTGTGGAGGAGGACGATAATGGCTAACGGTCAGGGTGGTCGTCGTACTCCAGGTCAACCGGCTCCTGTGTCTGGTCCTGGTCGTTTGTCGAAGCGTACGGATGGTGGTCCTCAGCAGACTCAGGCTGAGATGACTGGTATGCCGTATGGTGAGAATGCGGAGTTTAACACGTTGCAGGGTCAGGCTCCTATGTCGGCTGCTGGTCAGACTACGGCCCGTTCTCCGCGTCCCCGTCAGGGGCGTGGTGGTGGCGGTATGGGTGGTCCTGTTCCGTTGTTTTCGCCTACGCAGCGCCCCGATGAGCCGGTTACTGCCGGTGCACCATTCGGACCTGGTGACGGGCCTAGCGGCAGCATGGTGCCACTTGGGGTTCAACCAACTTACAGCCTTGCCGAAACTTTGCAAAAACTTCTTCCGTACGATGAGCGTGGAGAAATTGCAAAACTGCAGGCTATTGCCGCTAGTAGAGGTTGGTAGTGGCAAAGTCCCCAGACCGCTTGGAACGTGAAGCACAGGTTAAAAACCCGGCGCGTTACAATCCAAGGAATCCTTGGCCTGAAGTTGATGCTTACGTTGAATCAACCAGAAACGCTCCGAGATTGGTTCTTCCTACTGAGGAAGAAACCATGTTTGCGGATTTGCCAATTGAGGAATATGGCAATGTTCGGGCTAATCTTGATCGCTGGGCTGCCGCAGAAGAACTAGCCGCATCTCTTGGGGAACAAAGACAGCATCAATATCGCCCAGGTGTTTACTATCCTGGTTATGATCCGATGCAGGACGAAATTGCTGTCAATGTTGCGCGGGATAAACTTCGCAATGCAAACGAGCGCGTTGCAACTTTTTCTGAAAGACTGCAAAATCCTAAGCCATTAAGGGATTACCCAACACTAACTAAAGCCTTGATGGATGCACCGGATGTCACCGAGGCTGACGTTCGCCGCATTGTTAACTTTGCTGCGGCCTGGACTGCTGCTGACGCTATTTGGGATGCTCCGGACGAATACAGCAAGTGGAATATTTTTCTTTCCCTTCCAGATGTTCAGCGTCTTGTTGTGTGGGATATTTGGCAGTCAAAAATTGAAGATGAGCAGAAGCGTGTACGCGATGACCAGTTAGAAGAAATTAGTCGCCGCGAGAATGCAATAGAGCCCACTTCCCAAATTTCACAAGATGTTGGTGCCGCCGCTCTTTCAACCTATGGAATCATTTCCGAGGGGATTCAACAGTTTGCTCGCGGTGTTGTTAAGTCTGTTACGGAAAGTAGACAAGAAGGTAAGTCTGTTTCTGCAACCGCAATGTCAGCCCTTGTTGACCCATTCTTTATTTGGGATGAAGTCGGCCCCAGCACATGGACCGAACAAACCCTAGATGATGCAAGAAAAGAGTTTGGTTCAGAAGTTGTTGATGTTGTTGTTGAAATCCAAAATCTTTACGATGATGGTGACCCAAGTCCGCTTTCAACCGTCCAAGCCAAATACTATGGTGATCCGGAAAAGGCTCGTGTTCTTCGACTTCTTTCCGAGCGGCAGTTTGACGATCCAGAACTTGTAGCAGAGCAGCAGAATGTTTTGTCTGCGGCGGATAAAATTCTTTCCGCGCAGGCAAACGATCTTGGTAAAATGATTACCACAACCAACCCAATTACGGGTCAGCCCGTTGAGATTGATTCGTGGTGGCGTGGTTCTACCCCGCAACAAGCACTGGCTGCGACCACAAATGTTGCGTCAACATTTCTGCTTGATCCACTGATTATCGGTAGCAAAGTTCGTACCGTTTACCTTGGCGCTAAATATGGTCTTGAACGTATCGCCATTGATGCTGGTGAAAAAAGCGTTAATGCCGCACTCAATAAAGCACCAGTTCGTGCATATTTAGATGACCTTACGGGCGACTTAAAAAAGTACAAGCAACTTGCCGATGAGGGCAAGGATAATTCTCAACTTGGTCAAATAATAGCACGCCGATATCAGAATTATTTTCCTGAAGATGTCCTATTTGACATGGCTCGTCAGGGAATTGACTCGCCAGAAACGTTCATTAAATACGTTAATGATACTAACGCAATGCTTGCGATTGAACGCGGTAAGATTATTGCTAGTGAAATGACGCCGGATGCTCAGGCTAGGGCACTTGCTCGGATTGAAGAGAAGTCTGTTTTTGCTCGGCTTGCTAACCAGCAAATGGCTCAAAGGGGTAAGCCGCTTCTTCCGCGTAATAGTATTCTTTGGGGGTCGTTTATTAGACGGAAGGTAAGTGACGTTCTTTCCGTTGGTGCGCGAAGCAAGTCGGCTCGTGAAGAAGTTCGCGCCTTTTACAAGGATGCTAACAATCCCGATGTACCCGCTGGTGCTATATTGTTTGATAACCCAGCAGCGGTGTCAAAATTTGACGAGAAGATTACCAATTCCTGGGATCGTACCACACGGTGGGCCGCACAAACAACTGGGCGTGATGTTATTTACACGGCTGACTCTAGGGACACGCAAGTATTTCGTCGATTTGCCAGAATCTTTATGTCACGAAATCACGCAGATTTTCTCGCCAACGAATGGCGCAACGCAAGCCAGTCGCAAAGAATTCTCATGTGGGTTGGTTTGGTTCGTTCTGCCGCAGAGAGGCGTGGCGCGTCAGAAATTGCGGAACAAGAACGCCATCTCGGTTCCGCTTTTGGTGCCTTTAATACAACACAAAAAACTGTTGGTGAAATTGCGGACGAGTTAACTTTTGCACGCGACCCCAGGAACTTGTTTTCTCCAGAGTCTGCTGTTCTTGACGACGCGGGAACTACCGTTGATGACTGGATTGAGTCTCAGGTTGACGAGTTTGTTCGTGCACGCAACGAGGCTGGCGAGGTCGCTGGCAAAAGTCAGCAACAACTTGATTCCGAGGTCGATGCGTTTCGTGCTGGTTTGCTTTCATTAAACCCAGACACTATTGACGTTCTTAGCAGGGCGGTCAGAACAAGTCCTTCTAACTTTGATGGGCAGCAACTTCCGCTGCACCTTTGGCAGACCAGTGACTATCTCTCCGTTCCGAACATGTCAGACCTTGAATTGATAACGAAACGCAGTAAACTTACCAATGCCTTGATTGGTGCCACACCTGACACGTTTGCGAATAACTTTGTTAACTGGTGGAGCATGGTAAACCTTGCCGGTTTTCGTTATTCTGTCCGTAACGCCACAGAAGACTACACAATGTATGCCCTTACTGGTGGATACCTAAAGGACGTTTTTTCTGGCAGGGCAATGTCAACCGCGTTACGCGAAACGCGAGGCGACCAGGTTTACAGCAAAACTTTTGGCTTCCAACCAAACATTGGTTTTTTTGCCAGAAAGATGCGTAAAGCCCGTGGAGAGGCTGGACCAGAGTATAACCCGTATAGCATTTGGGATAATCTTATTCTTCCACAGTTGAACAAGGAAGAAATATCTATCGCAAAAGAAGCGATGGAGGTCGGCGATCTTTCCAAGTTTAGGGAACTTCTTACTGTAGCGGTTGTTCGACAAAAACTTGGTCGCATATTAAATGAAGACGAAGTCCGATACATTAACGAATATGTTCTTTCAGATGAGTCCTTCATTGCCCTAGATGATCTTGTTGAACTTGCCCAAGGTCTGAATCTCGGGACAATGCCTGGCTCAAAGTTTTCTGGTGGTGGTTTAGCGTCACCTGGTTCTAAGATGTTTTGGCCGCGCAGTTCTTTCGTTAACCTTGAAATGAAGGGCGGAGAGCCGTTCAAGTACTCTTGGTGGCACCGTGGCCTTGAAGGTGTCATGCTGAGAGATGGGTCCATTGGCAAGATAGCGGTTGCTAATCTTGACAACCCAGACGAAGCAATTAAAGCAGTTGCGGAAGCAATCAAGTCTGACACGAAATATGGTTACCGTGAAAGACTTGCGGCATTTTTTGAGATTAATGTTTCCGATGAGGAGTTTGCCCGCAGATACGTTCAAGATGTTTTGAATATGTTTTCTCGCCGCGATGGCTCATTCAATAACGAACTATGGGCTAACTTTATTCGACGTGGCCCAAATGGTGAACGCATAGTATCTTGGAACATGAAGGTTGATGGCAAGTTTGTTCCTGTTGTTTCCCTGGAGGACTTGTCGAAGATTGACCCCAACAATGCGCCCAAGTACATTCTTGGCAAAAGCGGTGGTTCTGACGGTATCGAGATTCCAATTAGTATTTCTGAAAAAATATGGAACTCAATGGGTAATGCGTTTGCGAGAATTGCCAAAGAGCCAATTTACTTTGCCAACTATATTCGCTCACGCAAGGGTCTTGCTCAGTACGAATCATCTCTTACTGCGGCAGTTGGCCCACAGGCCGCCTCTATTGCAGCAACAAAAATAGCGCAAGATCGCGCCCTCGCTTTAACACTAGCGTTTACGGATAACCCCAAGAATCGGTCTATGCTTGCGTATCGTTTGCGTAACTACGCGCGATACTACCGGGCGCAAGAAGATTTTTACCGTCGCGTATACCGCGCAGCCAAGTATAATCCAATGGCATTCTATAAAGCGTATCTTGCTATTGGCGTTCTTGACGAGACTGGATTTATTTACGAAGATTCGTTTGGGGATAAGTATTTCTTGTACCCTGGTGATGGTCTCGTAAATAATGTTCTTGCGCGAGCAATGGCATACGGTGGGGGAGATAAAGAAGGACTATACTTTGGTTCTTCTCCTTTGATTTTTGGTGGCAAGGTTACACAGTTTGCTCCATCATTTGACATTAACGCAGCAGTTCCGTCTTTGTCTTCTCCGCTGTCAACTTTTGCGGTAAAAACTATTTTGAATCTTATTCCAGATTTCCAGAAGTACGAAGATAATATTTTAGGACCATACGCCGAGGGCAAGCCAACGCCACAGGCAGTAATGCCCGGTCCACTTCTTCGCGCTTTTGCTTTGTTTGATCGTGATGAGCGTTACTCAATGTATGCTTCCGCGTGGATGGGTGCTGCTAGGGTACTGGAGGCTTCTGGTAAACTTCCAGGCGAAGGAGCATTGCCATCTGAGGTTGGCAAGTCGTGGGATGGTATTTCAAGCGTTGCTAATCAGATTCTTCTTCTTAGGTTTGCGCTCGGTTTTGTTTACCCAGCCATTCCGCAGACTATGGAAAACAACGTAACAACGTATGCACGCAAATACGGTTACGATGGCATGACAACTGTTTACCGGAAACTTGTTGACCAGGCAGTCAAGAATGGCAATCCAGACCCATACGCTTCCGCTTTGATTCAGGGTGTCAGTATTTATGGTATCGGATTCACTGCGTACGAACTTGGAAAAACAAAGCAAGGACTTGATTTGAAGTCGTTGCCGGAGTATTCGTACGACAATAAAGTTCTTGAATTCACGGAAAACAACAAGGAACTTCTAAACAAGTATCCTGCTGCTGGCATGTTCTTGGCCCCACCTCGTGGGCCTAATGATGTTTACGATCCAGCGACCCGTAGATTCTTAATGGATAACGGTTATCGGGTTCCAACTTCTATAACCGAATTCAAAAAGGAACTTCGGTTGGCTGATGCGCGTTACGTCTATCAAGTAACTATGGATGATGCAGATGAGGCTATTGCCAATGCAAGAACTCCACAGGAACTTGAACGAGCAGAAAAAGACAAGAAAACGGCACAAGCATTTGTTTACTCAATGTTTGATGACGTTGATTTGTCTAAAGAATTTATGATTAGTTCTGCCGAAAAACAATCTAACGCAGACAAGATTCTTAACGGGCAACGTGACGAAAATGGTGTCGTTACTGGCCGTTCCGAAATGCGTATGATGATTGACGATTTTTATTCCGGAAAGTACGGAACAAAAATACCGAAATCTGTTGAAAAAATCGCTGAAGCAATAGCAACATACGATGCGTTCACCACTGCATCAAAGGAAATAACTGGTCGCAAGCGAGCAGAGGTTGATGCTAGGGCTGAGAACAGGGTTCGTCTTTTGGCTAACCTTCGCGCTATTGCTTCCGAGGACCCAAATGCTGAAATGTTTATCCGCAGAGTTATGTATCCGTTGCTGAAGGCTAGACCAGACGGAACACCAAGGTAGGCTGGAGTTTATATGGTTATCAGGGCTAACACGGAAGAGCCAACACCGAAGCCTACACAGACCCCACCCGGTCCGAGGGTAGAGGGGGGCTCCCCTGTTGGGGCTCCAGGTAGCGTTTACGGTAAAGCCACTTCGTCAAACAAAGGCGGGGTTACGGTTGTTGAATTACCGGAACGTGATTCTTCGGTTTTGGTGGAGCGAGAGGCGCTAGGAAGCCCATCATACATTGGTAGTGGTGACTTGTATGGTCGCGTTTCCGATCCGATGTCTGGTTACTGGGTTGAGTCTTTAACTAACACAGATGCAACCGCCCTGTGGGCTTCCATTCCGGAAAGCACTCGGCGCACAATTGACAAAATTGCTAAAATGAAATGGCCTACTGCAACTGGTGAGGGGTTGTGGGAAAAGGCTGTTAAGGGTTCTGCTGCTTCCACGCGGCGTGGTAGGCCCATGACGGCTTTTGACTGGATTGGTGAATACTCGGCAGGTCTTGTTGGGAATGAAACTGGCGCACCTGGGGCGGGTCGTGGACCACGTTCAACATTTACAATGGCAAATGAAAGCGATCTTCGTTCTACAGCCGACGCTATTGGTTCCGAAGTACTTGGTCGCGGTGTTACTGAGGAAGAGTTCCAGCGGGTTTTGAAGAAGGTCCGCTCGGCGGAACGTTCCCAGCCCACAGTCACTACCCGCATGGGTGGTCAAACCGTCACCGAGTCAGGTATCACGGCAGAAGGCCGTAAGGACCTTATCACCGACATGTTGATGCAGGGTCCCGAGGCTAAAGAGTTCACGCAGGCGACAACCATGATGGACGCTTTCTACAAGGCTTTGAGCGAGGGACCGCGTGGCTGAGTTAACTGCTGATGAGAAACTGATGGACACCAATAAAGACAAGAAGGTGTCTGATGCGGAGCGTCGTAAGTTTCGTCGCGGTGCAGCCGAGTCTGTTGCTGGCAAGTGGGGTATCGGTTACGCGCTCATTACCCAGTTGCGTAACTCTGACGATCCTGATGCACAGCAGTTTGCCCAGTGGTTTGATAGCCAGGTTGAGAAGTATCGAAACAACCCTACGGGGTGGAGTTTTGATGCGTTCAAGTTGGACATGGATCAGCAGCCGTGGCGGCAGAAGTATAATTCTGAAGCCATTAAGGACATGGATCGTGAGGCACGGTTTCCTGAGGTTTACCGTCAGGAACTTGATGCCGAGGTTGAGACTCTTCGTGACCAGGCGGTGCAGGCCGGTGTCCAGGTTGACGAGGTTGAACTTCGTGAGTTAGCGAAGCAGAAGCGCCGTTTCGGAATGAACGAGGCGCAGTTGAGGAATACGCTCACTGATCTTGCTACCGCTAAGTCTGGTGATTTCCGTGGCGCTGCTGGTTCTTTCCAGAGGAACATTAAGGAATGGTCGCGTCGTAATGGGATTAGTCTGACGGATAATCTTGTGAATGATTATGTGCGTCAGATTCAGCGTGGCGATATGACTGAAGAGGATGTTTTGTCTGATCTTCGCCGAACCTACATGGCTGGGGCGTATCCGGCGTGGTCGGATCGTATTGATGCCGGTTATGATATCGCGGATATTGCTGCTCCGTATAAGGAGAAGATGGCTCGTTTGTTGGAGATTGACGATACGGCGATTGATTTTAATGATCCGTTGCTGCAGCGTGGCCTGCAGGGTGTCGGTGCTGACGGTAAGCCTAGTGTTGTCCCGTTGTATGAGTTTGAGCGGCAGGTTCGTGAGGACCCTCGCTGGCAGTATACGGATAATGCTTATTCCACGTACACGGATGTGGGGACTAAGTTGCTGCAGATGTTTGGATTCCGCTGATGAGCATAGGTAGTGACTACATTGAAGGCGTCCTTATGGGTGGTGGGATTCCCACCCAGCAGGGCGTTGAAGAGTATGTTAGGCTTCAACAAACCCCAGCACCAGGAACACAACCCCCACAACCAGGCGGCGGTGGTAGGGGAGGAATGTCCGAAGCCGAAAAGGCAAGACTCTCTGCACTAGAGGCACAACTTACAGCCCTCCAAGGCCAACGTGACGAGGAACGCCAACAGGCCCGAGAAGGTGCTGGTTCTTTCCTTCGTGGAATCCTTGACCAGTATGGTCTTGGTTCGTTGTCTGGTGAAGTTGAGTCTTTGATCAACCAGTGGGGAACTAATGTTAACGTTATTTCCGAGCGTCTACGACAGACGGAACCGTATAAGGTTCGGTTCAAGGGGCTGCTTGGTTTGCAGCAGCGTGGTATCCCTGATGTTCGCAATGAAGCAGAATACCTGAACCTGGAGAAACAGTACCGTCAGGCTTTCCGTGAGGCAGGACTACGCGACTACCTGGGTCAGTCTGGTACACAAGCAGAATACGACGCTATCGCAAGACTCGCAAGCGACTTCTCCGTCTCCGTCAACGAGGTACGCGACAGGATTACAGACGCACAAAGAGTAGTCGCAGAGACACCGCAAGAAGTCCGCGACAGCCTGCAACGTTTCTACAACGTGGACCCAGCGACACTCACATCCTACGTTCTGGACCCGCAGCGCACGACGGGTGAGATTCAACGCCGCGCTAACGCCGCCATCGTCGGTGGCTACGCACAACGTGCCGGTTTGGAGTTCGGTGCTGGCGTGTCTGAGCGTATCGGTGAGTTCCTTGGCGGTGAGCGTGACATTATGGGCACGCAGATTGAACCGCAACTTGCGGACATCGCTAGGACACAGCGTACTACGGAACGTCTAGCCCAGATTGAGCAGGGCACGTTGACTGCTGAGGAGACGGCCTTGTCCCAGTTGGACTTGGATGAGGAAGCCCGCCGTAAGGTTCGTGGTTTGCAGTCTCGTGAGCGTGCACGTTTCGGTGGCACCGCTGGCGGTATCACGAGTGGCACTCTCGCTAGGACTCCTGGCATATAACTGAATACGGGCGTGACAGGTGAGTGGACAATTCTTTCCCAAAAGGTTAAGATTGTCCAAACCCCAGTTCGATACTGGGCACGTCCACTCCTAGACGGATCGATCGGCCCCGTCAGTGTATGAGTCCGAGAGTCACAGCCATCATCTACTTCCCCGGTTGATGATGTGGGTGGCGATTCACCTATCGAATAGTAAGGGAGTACCAATGTCCAATTTTGACTGGGACGACGACGACGCATTTGAGGACGCTCAAGCAGAGTCGAACGCGATGAAGGAACTGCGTAAAGCATACCGTGAGATGAAGAAGCAGAACAAAGAACTGCTAGACAATCTCACAAACATGAAAAACAGTGTCCGTGAACGCTCAGTCAAGGACGTTCTCGCATCCAAGGGACTGCCGGAGAAAATCTCCAAGTTCATTCCCGAGGATGTGACCTCCGCTGAGGAGGTTGAGGCTTGGGTTTCCGAGTACGGTGACGTGTTCGGTGCCAAGCCGCAAAGCGAGGAGCAGCCTGCGGCTCCGAATCCTGAATTGCAGGCTCTCAACCGTATCGCCAACGTGCAGAATACGGGTGAAACCTACGCGGGTGACCCAGACCAGTTGGATGCACTTATCCGTGCAGCCCAAACACCGGAAGAACTCAACAGGGTTCTGTTCGGTAACGCCCTGGGACCGCAGGCTATCTAGCATTCTCGCTAGGTATCTTTCACAACAACTATTCACCTAAGGAGGTGAACGCTACAAATGTCTAACGCATACACTTCTACCACGGCCCTTGCCGGTTTGGTTAAGGCAGCCTATGACCGTTACGTTGAGTTCGCTCTTCGTTCGCAGCCGCTGTTCCGCAACCTCGCCGATAAGCGCCCGGTGCAGCAGGCAATGCCCGGTTCGTCCGTGGTGTTCTCCCTGTACCAGGACCTGACCGCTGCCACAAGCACGCTGTCGGAGACTGTGGACCCGAACGCTGTCGCACTGTCGGACGTGAACACGGTGACTGTTACTCTGAACGAGTACGGCAACACTGTGCTGAACACCCGCAAGTTGGGTGAGTTCGCGTTCTCCGATGTTGACCCGGCAATCGCTAACATTGTCGCCTACAACATGGCAGATTCGATCGACCGCCTGGTTGTTTCGACCCTCATCACCGGCACCAACGTGATCTACGCGGGAACTGGCAACACTGCCACTTCCGGTATCACCGCGACCGACGTGATCGAGGGCGAGTACATCCGTAAGGCTGTCGCCAAGATGCGTTCCGCGAACGCTGTCCCCCGCGAGGGAATGCTGTACGCCGCCTACATGCACCCCGAGGTCGCGCACGACCTCCGTGCAGAGACCGGCTCCCTCTCGTTTGAGGACATCCGCAAGTACACCGATCCGAACGTGGGGAACATCCTCAACGCGACGACCGGTGTGTACGGTGGCGCTTACGTCGTGGAGACGCCTCGCGCGTACACGGCGAATGACGGCACCACGTCCGCGAAGGTGTACCGTACAATCATCGCAGGCCAGCAGGCGCTCGCTGAGGCGACCGCTGTTGAGCCGGGTATCGTTATCGGTCCCGTCGTTGACAAGTTGATGCGGTTCCGCCCGGTCGGCTGGTACAGCCTCCAGGGCTGGTCCATCTACCGTAACGATGCACTGTACCGGATTGAGTCTGGTTCGTCCATCGCCTAGTTGATGGCTGGTGGGGGCCACATCATATAGCGGGTGTGGCCTCCACTGCAACATTAGTTTTGCTTCTACAAAGATAAGGATTCAGCGTGGCTGACAATCTCCCTGATACTATTGAGAATCAGTTGCTTGATGCGCTGGTGGGTACGTCTGCGTACACTGTCACCACGCCTGTCAAGTTGGCTTTGATGACGGCGAACGGTTCAGATTCGGCTCCTGGCACTGAGGTGACTGGTGGGTCATATGCCCGCCAGACTATCGCGTTTGATGCGGCGTCGTCCGGGTCAATCAGTAACAATGCTGCTATCTCGTTCACGGGTATGCCTGCGTGTACGGTGGTTGGTGTTGAGATTTGGGATAACGCGGGAACCCCTAAGCGTCTCGCTTATGGCCCGTTGACGGCTTCCCGCACGGTGTCTGCTGGTGATACTGTCCAGTTTGCTTCTTCTTCGGTGACTCTTAGCCTGTCTTAATGTTTGACATTTCGCAGCCTGTCGTTTTCCTGCTGGGTATCCCTCAGCAGTTTGACGGTGCCGCCGCTTTAACGGCTGATTCTAGCCTGACGGCTGCAGCGAATATCACGGCGTTTGCTGAGTCGTCAATGTCGGCACAGTCTAACGTGACCGCTAACGGTGTCGGTGTGCTGCTCGCTTCCGCGTCCATGTCCGCCGAGGTGACGCTGACGGTCAACGTGAAGATCGTGTTTGCGGCAGCGAGTATTATTGTTGGCTCGTCTAATTTGACTGCCGAGTCTACCCGCATCCAGTTCGTTTCGGCACAACCAATGTCGTCTGATTCTAACGTGACAGCGACACTGCTGCTGGTGAAGGACATTGCGGCTAGGCCAATGGAGTTCAGTTCAAACCTCACGGCAACCGTGTACATACCATCTAGGTATCTTGTGCTGCCGACTATTGAACTGGCATACACGGACAACGTGCTGTTGAGCCGTTACCCGATTGATAACGGTCAGGCACTCTTGATCACTGGAACGTCGGGTGAACTGCTCACGTTCCCTGCACAAGAGGCCATCACTGACGCGGACTACTATTTCCGTGGCGGTGCAACAAACATTCTTGATGACGAGTCGGAGGCCGCCGTGGTGGCGGCAGGATACGGACAATACATTGTTGTCGAATAACTGCCGCACAGGCTGCAAAACAAAAGACCACGCCACGTACGCTGAATGTCTACAGGCAGCGAACCCGACCATCAACGCAACCGCCACAAGCGGTCTCGCATCCATGTGGTCAAAAACCAAGACTGATCTTGCCGCGTATGAGACGGCGAGACGTAACGGAATCCAACCCGAGGGGACAACCATTGACAAGGTACGTCAGGCTGAGACTGCTTCTCGTGCTTTGGGTCGCCCGTATGACGCAAATACTATGCCCCCGGCGTCCATGATCGTGAACAAGAACACGGCCCGTTTCGTGAATGCGAGCAACTAGATGAGTACGTTCAGCCAGTTAACTGACCAGACGTTGATGCAACTGTATGGTTACACGACACTGCAGGATCAGGCAACGTATCTGACTGCCTCCGCCACAGCATCAGCGACTGTCCTGTCGGTGAATGACGTGACCGCTATTTCGCGTGGCATTGTGGAGATCGGTGACGAGATCATTTGGGTTGACTCTATCGACTCGTCCGCTAAAACTATCACTGTCCCCCCGTATGGTCGCGGGTTCCGTGGCACTACGGCTGCAGCGTACGCACCTGGTGTGCGTGTCGTATCCTCACCAATGTTCCCACGTAACATGGTGAAGCAGGCCATTAATGACGCTATCATCTCCGTGTACCCTGAATTGTTCGCGGTGGGTGAGACGACGGTAACATTCCAGCCCGCCATCAGCACGTACGCCTTGCCTGCTGGGGCGCTGGATGTCCTGCAAGTGTCGTGGCGCACGACTGGCCCATCGAAGGAGTGGCTGCCGGTACGCAGGTTGCGTGTCGATAAGCACGCTGCCACGTCAGTGTTCTCCACTGGTGTCACGATAAGCGTGTATGATTCTATCGTTCCTGGTGCGGCAATGAATATCGTGTTCACGAAGGAACCGTCACCGCTGGTGAATGACAGTGACCCGTTTGCCACGACTACTGGTTTACCATCGTCGTGTGAGGACCTTATCCGTTTCGGCGCCTCCTACCGTTTGACACCCTACTTTGACTCTGCCCACTTGTCGGGCCAGTCCGCTGAGGCGGACTACTCCGGTCAGCCACGTAACCAAAACAATGCAGCATCCCTGTCTAGGTTCTTGCTGCAAATGTACCAGGTCCGTTTGGCTGAGGAGACTCGTGGTTTGCAGAACCTGTTCCCAGTCCGTAGTTACTACACCCGCTAGGTAAAGGAATAACATATGGCACGTAGATACTATTCGTCTACTGCGGCCCGAACGACACTATCGACGGGTATCAACGACAGTACTACCACTATCGGTGTGGTGGCGGTGTCTGGTTGGCCCGCGTCGTTCCCGTACACCTTGATCATTGACCAGGATACGGTGAATGAGGAAGTCGTTGAGGTGACGAACCGTTCCGGCACCACGTTGACGGTGACTCGCGCTGTTGATGGCACGACTGCTAAGTCGCATGATGCGGGTGCTGCCGTGAATCATGGCGTGTCTGCCCGCGATTTTGATGAACCTAACGCTTTTTTGAATGCGGGCACGTTGCCGCTGGTGACGGCTAAGGGTGATTTGCTGGCTGCTACTGCTAGTGGCACTGTCGACAATTTGACTGTCGGCACTAATGGTTTCGTGTTGACTGCCGACTCTAACGCAAGTACTGGTGTTTCTTGGGCTGCTGCCGCTGGTGGCGGGGATTTCAGTTCGTTCTTTTTGATGGGAGGTTAGGTTCATGGCTAATGCTTACAAGTTCTCGCAGTGTGCTGGCACTAACAGCACGGGCACGTACGCGACTCTGTATAACACGCCTGCCGCGACGGAGGCTGTTGTGTCGTCGCTGGTTGTGTGTAACCAGGCGTCGTCTAATGTGACGGTGCGTATCGGTTTGGATACGGCTGCTGGTACTCCTGGCGTGTCCGAGTTTCTTGTGTATGACGCTGTTGTGGCGGGTAATGACACGGTTGCTTTGACGCTTGGTGTTGCTCTTGATGCGGATAAGTATTTGCGCGTGTCGTCGTCTGCTTCGACGTGTGCGTTCTCGGCGTTTTTGACGGAGATCACCTGACATGGCTGTTAGTTCGTTCCGTAATTCTGGGTTGAGTGTCACGACGAGTGTCCCTAACGCTGTCATTAACGGTACTCCCACGGGTACGTATACGGATGGCGGGTTTACGTATAACTATTTTTCGTTTACGGGTAGCGGCACGCTGACGGTGAATTCGGCGGGGTTAGTTGATTTACTGGTCGTTGGCGGCGGCGGTGGTGGTGGACTGGGAGATGGAAACTTCGGCGGCGGCGGTGGTGGTGGTGGTGGTCATCTTTATGTTACTTCCCGATATTTCGCCGCAGGTTCCTACACAGTCACCGTTGGTGGTGCAGGAGCAGCGGATGGAGGGATAGGCGGACATTCCAGCGTCAATAGTTTTATCGGTGTTGGCGGTGGTGCTGGTGGATTCGTTGCGTATTCTAACGAAAATGCTGGAAGTGTTGGCGGGTCAGGTGGTGGAGGACGTGGCACAGGCTCAGCGGGTGGACCCGGTATTACTGCTCTAGGAAATAGCGGTGCGAGTGGGCCGGGTGGTGCAAATGGAACGGGCGGCGGCGGCGGCGGTGCAGGTGGAGCCGGGTCATCATCAACTGGTGGTAGTGGTACTGCGAACTCGATTACGGGTTCCTCGGTAACTAGGAGTGCGGGGGGGGCTGGTGTGAATAAAGGCACATCTGGTTCTGCTGGATCTGCAAATACTGGCAATGGTGGCGGCGGTCGTGCGGCTGGCGGTTCCGGTATCGTGATCGTGAGGGTGAAGGTCTGACATGACTATCAATAAACTTTCAACCGTTCAAGGTTTCAACACACCTTCCCGTATCGGTGGGGCAACGATCACTGACACCCCTACAGGTAACTACACGTCGGGTGGGGTGACGTATGACTATTGGACGTTCACGGGTAATTCGTCGCTGAATGTTGTTACCGCTGGTAATGCCGACGTGCTGGTCGTCGGCGGTGGCGGTTCCGGTGGCTCTGGAACTTCTGGCGGTGGCGGCGCAGGAGGATATCTGGAGGCTTCAAGCGTCTATCTCTCATCTGGGACACAGACGGTGACCGTTGGTGCTGGCGGTGCAGTCAACAGCAGCACGTCTCAGCCCGGATACAGCGGAACAAGCAGCCGCGTCGGTCCTTACTACGGGGTTGGCGGCGGCGCTGGCATGAATAGCGACCCGCTTAGTGGCGCTGGCATGACAGGCGGCTCAGGTGGTGGCGGTGCCGTCACTTCCGGTGCTGGCGGTGCTGGGACTTCTGGTCAGGGCAACTCCGGGGGTACCGGCTCTTCCGTCCAGTTCGGCGGTGGAGGTGGTGGTGGCGGCGGTGCTGGTGCGGCTGGCGCAAGTCCCGGCGGAGCAAGCGCAGGCGGTAATGGAGGCGCTGGGCTTTCCTCCTCTATCACCGGAACCGCAGTCACTCGCGGTGGCGGTGGAGGAGGCGGGGCTGGCGGTTCATGGGGCGGCGTGGCTGGCTCCGGTGGTTCAGGTGGAGGAGGCGCTGGAACGGCCTCTGGCACGGTGAACGCGACTGCTGGTACCGCAAACACAGGTGGTGGCGGCGGTGGAGGCGGCTTTACTGGTAGCGCCACGCTCGGTGGCGCTGGCGGTAGCGGCGTAGTCGTTGTCCGTGTTGCTCGTCCCGTCTCAGTTGCAGCGGGTGGTGCGGTTACTTCTAACACCGCTACTGGAACGTACACGTCTGGTTCAGCGACGTATGACTACTACTCGTTTACGGCTAATGGGACGTTTACTGTTACTCGTGAGGGTTTCGCTGATGTTCTCGTTGTTGCTGGTGGCGGCGCTGGCGGCTATAGCAACAACGATGGAGTTGGAGACGTTCAAATGGGTGGCGGCGGTGCGGGGGGTTACCTAGAAGCAGCAAATGTGTATCTTCCTAGTGGAAGTATTACCGTAACTATCGGTGCAGGTGGTTCAGGAGGATCAAGTGGAACTACTAGCGGTAAGCGCGGTGACTACTCAAGGCTAGGAAACCTTATTGCTATAGGTGGCGGTGGCGGCGGCATGTATCCGCGTGGCGGTGATGTTTCCGCATTGTCCGGTGTGTCAGCCGACGGTGGTAGTGGGTCTGGATCGCCTAGTACTGCATCAGGTAGTTTTGGTTCGTCTATTCTAAGTCAGGGAAATAATGGTGGATCGGGTGCAGGCGGATACAACACTTCAGGTGGTGGTGGCGGTGGTGCGGGAGCAGTTGGAGCAAACAGTACTAGTGGCACAGGCGGAAACGGTGGTGCTGGTTTAGCAAACTCGTACACAGGGTCTAGCGTGACAAGAGCAGGTGGTGGTGGTGGTGGAGGAAACTCTGTCGCTGGCTCAGGTGGCTCTGGTGGTGGTGGTGCGGGAGCGGTAGGTGCTGGAAATGGTACTTCTGGAACCGCCAATACTGGCGGTGGTGGTGGCGGTGCTGGAACAGGAACATCCGGCAACGGCGGCTCCGGCATCGTAGTTATCCGCGTCCGCACCGCGTAAACTATCCAACAACGACAACTAAGGAACACACATGGCACACGTAGCAAGGATCGACGAGGACGGCATCGTCCGCGAAGTACACGTCTTGAACAACAGCGACCTGCCGAACAACGGCGAGTTCTCCGCTGAGACCGAGGCAGCGGCTAACGCTTTCCAGCACTCGCTGGGTTTGGAAGGCGTGTGGAAGTTGACCTCGTACAACCATAATTTCCGTGGCCGCTACGCCGGTATCGGGGACAAGTATGACGCTGCTCTTGACGAGTTCGTCGCACCCGAAGCACCCGTCGAAGAAGAGCCTGCCACCCCGTAACCCCACCACCACCTCACGGGGTTGGTCAGAGTCCTGAGTATGACTTTAAACTGCTCACTTTTTCTTGCCCACCCACTATTGAGGGGTACTGGTTTTGTCCACTGATATTAGCGATGACGTAGTTGAGGAACTAGGTTCCACACTAGAGGCACCTGGCGGTGTCGGATCGTACGGTCCTGACGCCTTGCGTTGGGATTGTTCTATCGGTGGCCTGGAGTTCCTGTTCGCTAATAACGACCAGTCCCCGATGATCCGTAGGACGGCACAGTTCCGTCGTGAACGTATCGACACGGAACGTGACCCTGGCGAGCAGTCACTAGAGAACGGCTTGTGGCTTCGCTCGCAAGCCTCGTGGCATTACGGTGCTGGTTTGTCCTCGGCTGAACCGTTGGAGGTTAACAGTAACGAGGCACGGTTCCGGTTCTACCAGTCTGGGGGTGTGGACCCGTGGACACCAGGCCAAGTGCAGTTGTTGAACAAGACTGCATCCGTGTACGCGCAGTCGTCTGCGTCTGGTCAGCAAATGATCGGCGTAGAGACGGGTGTGCTGCTTGCTGCAGCAGCATCGGTCACGTATATCACTAACGCTGGTGTTGTCTCGTCAGTCGCGTGGGGTGGCACGCACACCGTGTTTTCCCTCTCGGACACGGGGCAAGTGTATTTGGTTTCTGACGTTGTTGGTATTTGGAAGGGCACTCTGCCGTCCAGTGCCGGTTCTAAGATTTACAACAAACACTACTCCACACCCACGTACAGTCTTTTGCGGTGGGTGAAGTCGCGTCTCATGTACGCCGAGAACCAGGGCATTTGGGAGATTACTAACTTGTCGCCATCATCGGCGACACTACCTACCCCATTCTTTGAGAACCCTAACGCGGGGTGGCGTTGGACTGACTTCGCTGATGGACCTAACAGTATCTATGCCGCTGGCTACTCGAAGGAGTCATCCCAGATTTACCGTATCGGTGTCACATCTGACACGACTGGTGTGGAGTTGGCTGTCCCGATTGTTGTGGTGGATATGCCTCGCGGTGAAGAGGTCGTATCCATGTACTCGTATGTGGGTTCGTTCCTTGTGATCGGCACCACGAAGGGTGTCCGTATTGCACGTATCGAATCTGACGGGTCGCTGATTCTTGGCCCGCTCGTGTTTAACAGTGTGACTGTGGATGATGCTGTCGGTTTCGAGTCGTACCTGTATGTGACCTCACGGGATCAGGGTAATCGTGGTAACCGGGTGACGGCTGCTGGTTTACGTCGCATCAACCTTGGCCAGATTCTGAATAATGACCCGTTGCAGTTTGCGTGGGCGAATGACCTTGTTGCCCCTGTGGGTTTTGATGGTTCCGCTGTGGCTGTCACGGTTTCTGGTGGGAAACTGTGGTTCGCGGTGGATGGTGCCGGTATCGTGAAGGAGCAGGACACGTTTGTGTCTGATGGCTGGATTGAGACTGGCCGTATCCGCTTGGGCACGATGGAGCAGAAGGCGTGGCGTGACCTTCGCATGATCGCCCCGAACACGTTGAGTGGCGAGATTATCGGTAAGGCTTCTATTTTCGGTACGACTGCCCCGTCTACGTGGGACACGGTGTTGACGTTGCAGGATGGTTTCACTGACGGCTACGGGAAACTGAACGTCGCTGCACCGGGGACGGCCACGGATTTATGGCTCGCGTTCTACTTGAAGTCTGATCCTGATTGTGGCTGTAGTGCCCGTTTGACGGGCTACCAGGTTCGTGCGGTGCCTTCACCTCGTAAGACGGAACTGATCCAGTTGCCGCTGTTGATGTTTGATTTTGAGACGGATAAGCAGGGCGCTAAGTACGGCCGGGTTGGTAATGCATACAGCAGGTTCCAGGCTTTGAAGGACATGGAGCAGGCGGGTGCCACGGTTTCGTTCACTGATTTCACTACTGGTGAGGTGAAGGAAGTGTACGTGGAGGAAGTGAACTATTCCCGCACTACCCCGCCGTCGCTTGGTTCCCGTAAGGGGTCTGGCGGTGTGTGTACTGTTCTTCTGAGGACTGTGTAATGTCCCCTACGGAGATTTCGGGTTTGGTTCTGTCGGTTCTCACGATCACGGGTATCCTTCTGACTGCCCTTGGCTGGTGGATTAACACGAAGATTAAGGCCGCGACGTACCAGATTCAACCGGGTACGAATGGTGGTAAGTCGCTTGCTGATTTGCACCGCAAGGTTGACACGCTAGTTGTGGATGTTGCCATGTTGAAGACTGCAGTATTGCAGATCGAAGAGGATATTGAGGAGTTGCAGTGAAGTTTCTCGCTAATCGTGAAGTGCGTAAGTGGCTGTATAGCGTGTCGTTGACGGTGGTTCCGCTGCTGGTTGCGTATGGGATTATTGAGCAGGATGCTGCACCCTTGTGGATTGCTTTGGTGGGTAGCGTGTTGGCCCCGTCTCTGGCCCTGACTCATCTTGCCCCCAAGGACAAGTAGATGGTTGAACGTTTAACTATTAAGGGTTGGCCGGTTATCAGTTCTGGTAATGACCCTAAGTTGAAGTGGTTCACTGTGCCGGGGACGGATCGGAAGTTGCTGCTTCGTAAGGATGTTGGCCCGTATCTGGTGGCGTTCGCGTCTGAGTACCACTCCCAGATTGCCCCGATTGATGAGGGTGTGATGGATGACTGGTCGTGGTCGCCTGTCCGTAAAGGTCGGGCTAGTGTCCGAGTATCGGACCATTGTGGGGGTGTGGCTATTGACCTGAATGCTACGAAGGAAGGTTCCCAGTCTAGGTCTAACGTGTGGTGGAAGAAGCACCCGGTGAAGGCCATGAGGATGCGGGCCTTACTGAAGAAGTATCGTCTGCTGGAGTGGGGTGGGGACTATAAGAAGTTCTATGATCCGATGCACCTTGTGATCCATACTCCTGATGTGAAGTTGGTTAAGTCTGAGATGGCTAGGCTTGGTATCACCCCTACGGGTAGGTTTAAAACCCCCCAGTAGACCCCCTCTAAATGGCGATTTCAGCCACGTAGAGACGTTTTCTCCCCCTGTCCAATGATATTGGATGGGGGGAGTTTTTCGTGTCTCTAAATCCCTAAAAACATATAACCCTAAACCCCACCCAAAACCCTACTAGGTCGCTCGGCATTAGCCTCGCTCCCTGCCGGAACCCAGAAAGAGAAATGCCCCCCCTACCCCCCCAAGAAACCGGAGCCCGGGTGGGTAGAGGGAGCATCCCCTTCAGGAGTCAGGCATGTGCCGTCGCCCGTCATGGAGTTTCTGCCCCACGCTTACGCGCCCCACAAACCTACAGCGTGTCGGTTGACAACGCAACCCGCGACACGCCACAATCCCTCCATGGAAGAAAACACCAAACCGTACATCTCGCACTCCCAGTTCACGACGTGGCTGCAGTGCGGGGAGAAGTACCGTCTCACCAGGATCGTTGGGGTGGAAGAAGACCCCGCCTGGTACTTCAGTGGGGGCACCGCTGTGCACTCCGCTGCTGACGCCATCGACCACGCACTATTGGAGGCGAAATGATTATCCCTGCTGGCATGCTTGGGCTAGAAGGATTAGACCTACTTGAATACGCAGATAAAATTGCTAATCACTTTGAAACTTTGGACATTACTCTCGTTGATGTTCTTGATGCTTTAGCGGCACATTCTCTAACAATTAAACCTTCAAAAGAAAACATTGCATCAGACACTTATTTAACATTTGTTTCAGCACAAATTGATCCTTTCAATGAGTAATACGGCCTACGACGCTGGCATGGACGCCTTCAGGGCATCCATCGCTGAAGCGAAAGAAACCAACAAAGGCAAAACCTGGCGTGCAGGTGGACGTGCCACGAAACAGTACCCGAACAAGGAAGACGAATCGTGGTGGATGAGCGAGGGACCAACAATGGTCCACAACTACTACAACTGGAGGTTAGGTAACCCTAACCTTGACATTTGGCGGACCCCACAAGGAACACCCGCCATCGAACTAGGCGTTATGATCCACCTACCCGGTGATCTGACGTTACGTTCATACATTGACCGGGTATTCGTTGACAAGGCAACCGGGCAAACAATGATCGTGGACCTGAAAACAGGACAACCACCCAAGTCGGCACTCCAACTAGCCGTGTACCGTCTCGCCCTGCAGGCGCAATACGGTGAGGCACCCGACTATGGTTCCTACTGGATGGCACGCAGTGGAACATTGGACACCGTGCATGACCTACGCCAGTACCCACTGGACATGGTGCAGCGTTGGCTGCGGGACGTGAAACGTGGCATTGACGCTAGGATTTTCGTGCCGAACGTGACGAACCTGTGTGCCTCTTGTGGTGTGCAAAAGTTCTGCTATGCTTTCGGTCACAAGGAATACCAACCCGATTTCGGGGATGATTTGATTGGAGAAGAATAATGGCTGCATCACCTGAAGGGACAAAGGTTCAGGCCAATTTCAAGATTGGCAACGACCTGTTCAACGTGTACGCGAACTCCATGAGCGAGTTCGTTGACCTACTGGGGGAACTGGAAGAGTCCGGTATCCCAGCGATTCACGATGTGCAAACGAAGTTGGCTGGTGCCCGTGCGGTAGCGGCTGCTGTGGCTGCACCTGCAGCAGCACCATCGGGACCACCTGCCTCGTTCACGAGTGCGGCAGTCAAGCAGTGCGTGCACGGTGACATGGTTGCCCGTACCGGGTCAGGTTCCAAGGGTCCGTGGCGTGGCTGGTTCTGCCCCACACCGAAGGGCACAGCGGACCAGTGCAGCGCCATCTTCATCAACCGTGGAACACCCGAGTGGAATGCGTTCCCGGCATGACCGAATACACCGTAAACATTCAAGTCAAAATCGACAACCTGCAAGACTACGCTGAACTACTCTCATGGGTCATGTCCCGTGGAGAGTTCATCTCATCCCGTATCGCTGTCCGCCCCTCATGGCTTGACGAGGTGTAGACAGTGAGGTCACTTGACCGTGCAGTGAGGTCCATCAACCGTGAGGCGATGGTCATACCTATGCCGTTCAAGTCGTGGTCCGATGGCAACATCTCCATTCGCCGTGGTGAGGTCAGCATGATTGCTGGCCCACCCGGTGCGGGAAAATCCACCGCTGCTTTGGCGATAGCGGTGAAGGCGAAAGTTCCCACCCTGTATGCGAGTGCTGATTCGCACGAGTCCACTATGGCTATTCGTTCACTGTCAATGGTGACAGGTATCCAGCAGGCTGAGGTTGAGGAACGCATGGCTTCTGACCCGCTGTGGGCTAGTGACATTTTGAAGGATTCCATCGGTCACATCAGGTGGATGTTTGATGCGTCCCCCACGCTTGCTGATTTGGAGGACGAAATCAACGTGTACCGGGAACTAATGGGTGACAACCCCAGCCTGGTGATTGTTGATAATGCTGTGGATGTGACCCACGAGTCGGGTGACGAGTTCTCCAGTTTGCGTTCTCTGATGCGTGAGGTGAAGTGGTGGGCTCGTGACACGGGTGCAGCGTTCCTGATCCTGCACCACACGAGTGAGGGATATGATGGTAACCCGTGTCCTCCGCGTGCAGCGTTGCATGGGAAGATCGCCCAGGTGCCGTCGCTGATTGTGACTCTCTCATCGGAGCAGCCTGGTTTGATGGCTGCTGCTGCCGTGAAGAACCGTTACGGTCCCGCTGACGCGACTGGTCGTAGTGCTTTGTGGATGGATTATTTTCCGACGAACATGCAACTGAAAGACCTTGACTCGTGAGTAGACAGGGATATTTCACTCACGCCAAACGCGACAAGACCTGCCCATCCTGCAAGAAAAACATACACGCAGGCACAATCATTGGAATAAGTTTCCTCACCCCCAGGGAAAAACGCAAGTGGCTATGCCAACCATGCGCTGAGTCCGAGATGAGTGTCCGATGAGTTCCGCCAACAAGCGTAAAGGCTCACGGTGGGAAACCGACCTGGAAGAATACTACAACCAGTCAGGGCTACGTGCCCGTCGTCTACCTCGTGCCGGTAGCAAAGACATCGGTGATGTCGCTATCGAACTGAAGAACGGTCACGTTGTCGTGGTGGAAGCCAAGAACGTACGCGCCAATAAGGTAGCGGAATGGTTGGCTGAAGCGGACGTGGAGGCGGAGAACTACACGGCGAAGTATGACTGTCCCACGTATGGTGTGGTGGTGCGGAAGACACCCCAGAAGGGTGCTACTGGTGGTGTCGTGATGATGACGCAAGACACACTACTGAATCTACTCAGGTGGAATGGACTAGCATGATTGAATACCGCTGGCTACAGTTCCGGCATTGGCTCGCATCACGCATCATCGGCTTCCCCATCTACCAAGCCATCGACGCATCCTACGAGGAAGGCCGCAAGTGGGGAAACATGGAGACACTACGAGACTTGGCCGGTCGTGGATGACGAACCCCGCTTCGACATTTGGCCCATACTGGAACACTACGGGTGGCAACTACCGCAACCCAGGGGCACCTGGCAGTCAGTCAAATGCCACGCCCACGACGACCATCACGCTTCCTGCCGTGTGTCACATGATGCGGGGAAAGTGAAATGTTTAGCGTGCGACTTCAAGGGCGATGCGATAGACGTTGTACGGCACTACGAAGGAATGGGATACAAGGATGCTGTCGGTAGATGCGAGGAAATCTCTGGACGAAGCGGAACTGGCGTACTTCCGTCAGGTCGGAGACATAGCCGACTATCTTCTAGGTCGGGGGATAAACGGCGAAGCCGCTCTTACACACCACCTCGGCTACGTCAAAGAACCGATGGTCGGTGACGACGAGATGCGAGGCAGACTCGCAATACCATACCTGACACCCACGGGTGCTGTTGATATTCGTTTCCGCTCCGTGCACCCCGACGACTCACCCAAGTACCTGTCCCGTGCCGGGTCACAGCAGCACATCTACAACGTGCTTGCGTTCCAGGAAGACTCCGATGTTATCTGCGTGTGCGAGGGTGAACTGGACACGATCATCGTGAACACGGTAGTGGGTATCCCAGCGGTCGGTATGCCTGGTGCTAACGGTTGGAAGAACTGGTATGCCCGTGCGTTCGCGGACTACCGGAAGGTGTTCGTGTTGACGGACGGTGACCAGGCCGGTAGGGAAATGGGTAAGAAGATCATGCAGGCTATCGACGTTGCTGTCGTGGTGCCGATGCCTGAAGGTTTGGACGCTAACGAAGTCTACCTCCAAGAAGGGGCAGACGGTATCAGGAAGAGGGTTGGGTTGTGAGTTCTGATTTCTACTGGCTAGGTGCCCTCATCCTGGGGGCGATGATATCGGGGTGGGCGCTTGCTGCTTTCGTGGTGTGGATCGTGACGGAGTGGGACGAGTACAAGTGGCGTCGTCGCCTGTCACGTATTGAGTTTGAGGAGACGGAGTTGTTTCGTGAATGATGACACAGGACGATTGGATCAGTCTCCTTCGTTTTCTGCAGCAGAGTGGCTTGGCTATAGAGTCACAAGACCGCAAGACGGGGAAAATAACATTGGCAGTATACCCATTGCCCCGGCACAACACGCCAGGTACGGCATAACTGTAGACGAACTGGCCCAGGCGCAGCGCAGGTTCACTAACTATGCCCGCCTGCGTCTCACTGGTGTCGGCAAACGGGACTATGACCACGGTGGCAAGCAGGCGTTTGAGGACATGGGTTTGCACCGTTTGATTGACGAGTTACGTGACGAAGTTGCGGACGCAGTGAACTACCTCACCTTCCTAGACATACAGTTGTCTAGGTGGAAACTAGCACTGGAGGAGCAGACGTGAAACGAGTATGGGTCGTGTCAGACCTGCAGGTTCCGTTCCATGATAAACGTGCCGTCGATGCCCTCTCGCAGTGCATTGAAGACATGAAGCAGAAGGACGATCTTGTTATCTCTATCGGTGACGAGATGGACTTCCAGACGATTAGCCGCTGGTCCCAAGGCACGCCCCTAGAACACGAACGTTCTATCGGCAGGGACCGTGACGCCACCGTGCAAGTGTTGAAAGACCTGCAAGTGCAGCACATGATTCGATCCAACCACACTGACCGGTTATATAACCAGGTTATGCGTAGAATCCCCGGCCTGTTGGGTGCACCTGAGTTGGAGTTGCCGAACTTCCTGCGGCTACCCGAACTGGGTATCACGTTCCATGAGGAAGCATTCAAGGTTGCACCCGGTTGGGTCGCCATGCACGGAGACGAGGCGGGTGTGTCACAGATCGCTGGGCAAACCGCCGCTGGCCTGTGTAAGAAGGTTGGCTTATCGGTTGTGTGTGGTCACACGCACCGGCTCGGCCTGCAGCCGCACTCCACATCAGTGAACGGGCACATCACCCGCACACTGTGGGGTTTCGAGGTCGGCAACCTGATGGACATGAGGCAAGCGAAGTACGCGAAGACTCACAACTGGCAGCAAGGTTTCGGAATCCTGTACGTGGATGGGAAGAACGTGTACCCGCAACCCATCCCGATTGAGAAGAAGTCATTCATTGTGGAAGGAACAGTGTACTCGTGGTGACAGACGAGGGTGACACGATCACAGCCAACGACCTGAAGATCGCCAAGCAGGGTGCGTTATCGGCGCACCGTTCGGGTCGTGGACTGGTGGACAAGGATGACCTTATCGGTGTCGCTAACATGTGGATGGTTCAGAACGTTGATAAGGTTGTCTTATGGCACGGTCAAGGTAGGCATGGTCAGAACAAACTACGCACCGCATGCAGGCAACGCTGCCTTACCGTGATCGCCACTGAACGCAGGAAGCGCAGCGGTCTTGAACCTGGTGACGTGTTCTACTATTCGGCACAAATGATCCGCGAGATTATCCCTGACATTTTCGATGAGGATGACTGGTCCACTGGTTCCACTAACAACAGTGAACTTCGTGGCCCTTCCCGCCCATCGGAGGGCAACAATCGTCTCGCCATGATCGCTGACGTTCGCTCCGCATACTTCTCCCTCCCGAAGAGGGACCAGCAGTTCCTTGCCGACATGTACAAGGACGGTGGCCTACCGGTTGACGTGATGAGTGTACAGTGGGACGTGACTGAGCGTACGGTGCGGCGTAGGGATGACAGGATCATGGAGAAACTGGTGGAACGGTTGGGTGGCGAACCACCGTGGACACGGTAGCAACGTGGGTCACTGTCCCCGTGGGTGAACGGGAACAGTACCTTCCCGGTTTGCTTGCTGGCCTGCAGGATTTCAAGGGCAGGATCGTGTTCGTCAACAATCACCGTGGATACACACGTTTCGATGGGGTGCATCACGTTGAGGATTTCGGTCCCATCAACATTTACAGGTGGTGGAATGTGGGCATCAACTACGCGCAGCGTGACGGTGCCGAATACGTGGCCGTGTTGAATGATGATGTTGAGTTCGATAACGGTTTCATCCCAGCCATGCTGCAGCATCTGATCCGGCATGACCTTGCTGTCGTGGACACGGACAACAGTGGCAACGGTGGCGGGGCAGCATGGATTATGGACTTGAAATACGGTATGCGTTTGGATGAGCGATACCGTTGGTGGTATGGGGACACGGAACTGTTCGACAGGGCAAAGGCCCAGGGCAGGTTCGGCAAGTTCACGTACCCAGGTTTCGGTCACTTGAACCCGAACGGTAACCTGACAACAAACCCAGAGTTGATGGAGTTAGTGAGGCAGGACACTGACCTGTATAGGGAAACCTATGCTGGTTGATTGTGTCATGTTCGGGTGGGAACTGGACATGCTGGAAGGTAGATTCCACACCCTAGACCCGTATGTTGACCGTTTCGTTATTACCGAGTCGGATCATCACTTCCAGAACCAGCCCAAGGGTTACGTGCTGGAGCAGAACTGGGACAGGTTTGTTCGGTTCCATGACAAAATAACGTACGTGCAAGTCAAGTCGGAACTATCCGGTGACCCGTGGGACAACGAGACACAGCAGCGACGTGCCGCTGAACCCACACTGCACGACATGGGCCTACTGGACAGTGACGTGATCACTGTATGTGACGTGGACGAATGGTGGGACCCGGCATCGTTCCCGTGTGACTTCGATGTTGTCGCATTCAACATGGCTAAATACAACATGAGCCTGCACTGGTATCACAAGCATGAACTCACCGGTGTCGGTGGCAAATGGTGGTATTTCAAGGACCGCAACCTGGACCATGAGCGCAGGAAGCGGAGACACAAACTTCCGCGTGTCACTGGCGGGGTGCATCTTACCACTATGGGTGACGTGGGTAACGCTATCCGTAAGATGAGTGGGTACGCGCACAGTGAATACAACGACGGCACCCTAGAGGAAGCGACCGTGGATTGTTGGGAGAATGCCCACTTCTACGGTGAACAGTTCACTGAGACAAAGTTCGATGAGTTCACTCCCGCATGGGTCAGGGAGTATAGGTTTCCGGCAGACTGGTACAGGAGGAAGCAGTGACTGAGGATTACGTGTATCAGCAGACTGTGGCGGGGTTGAGTCACGAGTCACAGAACGAACGCTGGGTGGAGGGGCAGAGGCGTTTCGTCCGGTACGCTGACACGTTCCTTGACGGCCCGTGCATTGTGCTTGACTGTGCCTGTGGTGATGGTGTTGGCATGGTGGAACTGGAACGCTTGAACCATGTGCCTATCGGCAGGGATTTATCTGATGAGAAACTGCGTATCGCAAAGTCACTCATGCTCCCTGTGGAAAAAGGTGACATGCACAACCGTGACGACTACCCCGTCATGAAGTTTGATGCCGTGCTGTCGTCGCACACCCTGGAACACGCACACACCCCTAGCGTGGTGGTTGATAACTTCCGTGACGTTCTGCATCACGGCGGGTTCCTGTTCGTGGTTCTTCCGTTCCCTGATCCCGGTGACTGGAATGACGCCATCCACGTAGGCAAGTATGCTCTTGGTACTGACGGTGACGACGAGGACAGGGTTGTTGAGTTTTTTACTAGCCGTGGGTTTGAGTTGGTTGAGAAGAAACGTGACGACTATCGTGAGCCGGAACTGTGGCTCGTGTTGAAGAAGGTGGAACCGTGATGGTGTTGAAACCAATCGACTATGACAAGCATTTCGTGATCGGCACACCACTGGTGGGCTGGAAGTGTGAGAAAGGTGAAGACCGTAACTGGCTGCAGCATGGTGCCCGCATCAAGGAACGATTCCCCAACGCCGTGTTCTTCGCTGCCCTAGAGTTAGACATTCGCGGCATCGACCCATTCCGCAAGATGATCACCGAACTGCAGGAACTAGGCGGCACATACTGGACGTACATGATCAACGACAATGAGGAAGAAGTCACCTCCAGTAACCGTTGGATCAGGATAGAGACAGGCAGGAACCTGGTCCGTGAGTTCGCGCAACGGAAGCGTGTCATGCAACGCCACTATTGGGGTGACGAAGTGCCACAGTATGACGTGGTGAACTATGACGCCATCCTGTACGTGGACTCCGACATAGAGTTGACACCTGAGATTATTGAGAAACTACTAGAGGTGGATCGTCCACTGGTGGGTGTGCATGTGCCGCAATACAACCTGCGTGGACCTGTCGTGTGCGGTGACCCGCTGATTGAGGAACACTGGACGACAGCGGGGATGCTGCTCGTGAACGCACCCGCATACTATGACCTGCCGTGGTCACACAATGCGTACATGAATCTCAGTGACGACCCCACGTTCCAGAACCATTCACTCCGCCTGGATCACGGCATGACGTGGGTGCGTAAAGACATTCACGCACAGCATCGTGGGCATTTGGCTGTCGTGGAGAACAGGCAGATACCTAAACGTGTCCATTCACAGTGACTTGTACCATCCTGTGACCGTGGGAATGTTGGCTTTGTTGTCGGCGAACTTGTTGAAGAAGTCCACCCACTCGTGGGCACGGGCGTTGATGGTGTGATCCTTCAACACAATATTGCGTTGCACTGCTGCCTCTTTACGTCTGGTCTTGAAGTCCAGTAGCGGGGTTAGTTCCCGCACCCAATCCTCACCGGTCCTAGCAACACGACCCACACCCTGCTCGGATAGTAACTCGTACTCCGGTAGTGCCTGTGCCACGAACGGAATATTAGACGCTAAATACTCTAGGCCCTTGATCGTGGACTTGGCACGGTTGAAGTCAATCTCTGACAGGAACACGCAACCAATATCGAACGTCAACATTTCGTGATACTTGTGCAACGGCATCATGCGTGTCTTGATCATACGTTCCTCCGGAACACCCACCTCCACAGCGAAGTCGGGTGCGTCCTTCATGTGACCGGCGTGATGGAACATGAGGTCGTTGTCGTGCAGGAAGTCAGGCAACCAATCCGATAACCCAACTAGGTCGTTAGACCTCCAGCGTAAAGCACCAGCCCACCCCAGTACGGGTTTACGGTTCTTCTGCTCGTGCTTCACGAACTGTTCAGGGTTGATGCCGTTACGGATCATCACCACATTGTCACGGAACTGTGAATAGTAGTCGTGCAGGAACGGTGTGGACACGGTAACCCAGTCCGCTGCCATGATCACCGCATGATAGTGGTCACGGTTAGCAACCTTATTCTTCTCGGGGTCCGTAATCTCGTACGCCAGGTTCGCCTCATGCAGACCAGGGTAGAAGTCGTCCACGTCCACGATGATTGTCTGCCCTAGTTCTTGCGCTTCACGCATCTGTGACGGTATCCACCTGGACATGAGCATCTTCATCACGATCACGTCGAACCCGAACGTGGCCTGCTGCCTGTTGATCCGCACACCGAAGCCGTGTTCCCGTGCGTATGCTGGCGGACCGAAGCCAGTGGTGGTGTTGCGTAGTGTGTTCTTGGGTAGTAGGCAACGGTAGTAGGAGCATCCTGATGGGCGTAGTAGCCCGTTGTCTAGGAGGAAGTCTTCCGCTATGAACCCGACCCTCATGGTTGCACCATGAACAATGCGGACACACCCACGAGGGACGCGATCACACCCACAGTGGCAAGCACAATCATCCAGTCTATCTTCACGGCTTCCTCATCTTCCGTTTCTTCCACTTCCATATCCACGCTCCACGTTTCTTAGAGAACTTCCATTTACCATAGAACTCTTTCACTCCGGCCTCGCCTCATCACCATAACGATCAACGTTATCATGCTTGTGTGTGTTGATCACAACATCCCAACCATCATCCGGTGGGATATGCTCACCACACTGGATCATTTCCACAATCGCACCCAGCGTGGAGTCAGCCAACTCCAGGTACACGGGGCCATTCGCGTCCACCACGGCAGTGTCACTGATCTTGTACCTGTCACACCACTCCACAAACCTACGCAAATCACCCACATTCTCCACATCCATGCTTGCAGTAGCAAACCCATTCAGTTTCACAGCAGCCACAACTATTCACCCTTCCCTATCGCATGAGGACAATCACATTTACCCAAACACTCATCGTGCATGAACTCCGCCTGCGTGAACGCAGTCTCGGCAGCACGCACCTCACCCTTACCGATGTGTGCGATGCCACGTTCGTTGATAAGGTTTGCCGTATCACAGGAACGACATGTCATCGTTCACCTCCAGCGGGTCAGGCCCATCAGCGGGGCACGGGACAGTCACGAGTGCACCACAATGGCAGCACACACCATCCAGTAGGTACATGCCTGGTTCCTGCGTGTCACCATCGAACACGGCAGCGATCAGGAACATGTCATACCCGCACGGGCACACGTACGTGGGTACACCACGATAGTCGGAGCGGTCATCACTCTCCAACAAATGCTGCATCCACGGGAGAGGGTGCGAAAAACCCTTATTTTTCAACGGTTTTTGGCGCTTGTTGAATCTCAACATGACCGGTTCCCGAAGTCGAAGTGTGCCTTACCAGCCCAACGCTTACCCTTATCGTGACCATCAAGCACAGCAACGAACGCTGCACGCTGCACTTGCTTAGGCCACTTGTTCATGGGTGTGTCACGCAACACGGCAGCATACTTACGTGGCTGCGGGTGCCACGTCGCCAACCAATCAACAATGTGCCACGTCGTGCCATCCTTCAACTCTTCATCGAACTGGAACATGCCACGATACTTGCCGCTAGGTGACACGGCCTCAGGGCGACCGTTCGATTCACGTTTCGCCACGCACTTCTCGTACTCACGGTACACGGCAGGAACCTCATACTTCGGTATGTCAGTACTCGGCACCATGAATAGTGCTTCTAGCATCATGCCTCCTGTATTCGTCGGATGATAGCCTTCGCAGGCTCCGGCCCTGGGGACACTATACTCTTCCCGATAGCCTTCCTCGCCTGGTTCTCCGTATCGTACGGTCCGTACGTGAACACGCCTAAGCGTGGGTCTTGCATGATGACGCACCACTTGTCACGTTTCTCAGCCATACCGAACACTTCCGATATGAGAGTGGATGCTAGGTCGTCCACGTTGTCCCACTCTTGGTCCAGCAACGCTGTGATGGCTCGTATTTCTGCTGCTCTAGGCCGCATAGCGTGTCCTCTTTCTCGCACGGAACCGGGCATACTCCGACATACCACCCCAATAGCCGTAACGCTCATGTTCTAGGGCATATGCGGCACAGTCAGACAAGATGGGGCAATCCTGGCATATCTTAGAAACAGTCTTGATTGGGATACCATTCGACGGATAGAACGACTCCGTATCCGTACCAATACACGCTGCTTGCTGCCACTTCACGTCCTCAAACCTCATCGTGCCACCACACTAACCGACATTTCACGGATCGTGTCACTCGTGTTACGCACAAGCCACGTCAAAGCATCCTCGTCAGTATCGAAATGGTGAAACTCAGGGTTCGCACCACCGTACACAGTCACCCTGATCACAGCGTGTCACCCGCATCCACCAAGTCATCCTCCAGGTCCTTGATCGCGTTCGGTTCATACCCAAGGTAGCGCACCGCTATGCGTGCATAGTCTTGCGAACCAGGGTCGGAGTACGGCCACGGTCTAGGCTTGTGACCATTGTGTGCACACCATGCGCGGTGCATGGTTCGTGCCAATAGTTGCGTGACGTATGTTTCCTCTGCCCTACTCACCTGTCTCCTCATTCTCTGTAGTTTCTGGAATGTGGTCAGCGATGAACACTAACGCACCAGCCAACTCTATTAGGTCATCGCGGGTAAGAAAGTTATCGAACCACTCGTACTCAAACTTACCGATGTCAATGAATTTCTTTCTACCAATGCTCGCAAACTCATCCATGTAACAACAAACAACGAATGGGTCGGAGCCAACGCAAACTTCCACTTCGATATTCATTACTTATCTCCCTTGTGTTGACGTTCCAACGTCACATTGAATACATCAGCGAACTCGTAAATGAACCTACGCATCGCCGCTTCACCATCCAACAATGGCGTTGTGATGGGTCCACAGTCAGAACAGTACGTGTCATCAATCCAGCACACATGATCTACAGTTTCCATCTATCTAATCCTCTCTCTAGTTCGGGACTGTCCCGACACTCTCAACATAGCACACACCAATGAACACAAGCAACACAAACATGGTCACCACAAACTTCCCACGATCAGTCAACCTCACCGCTACTCACCATCCTCTCTAATATGGCACACGTCACACACAAATCATCACGCGGATCATCTAACGCACCCTCGCATTCGATACATGCGGGTAATGGTAGGTCCCATACGCTCGGGGCATTGTTATTCATAGTATTCCTCCACTCTGTCTGGCATGAACCATGATTCCTGCGGCACTAGCGTACCGCATTCCTCGCACACGGTAGCGTCACGCACCAACGTCTCACCACACTCGTGGCATGGTGTCTGTTGGCGCACCATCATGTCCAAATCGTCGGCCCACGTACCCATCACGCACCAACCGTTTCTATCTGCACAATATCCGAAGCAAACATGTAATCAAACTTACCGGTCAACGGTAGCACACTCACCACCAGCAACGGCTCATCATCTGGTGTCCTACTCAAACTCTCTACTATGCACTTAGTCTTGCCACCATGTATGTCGGTGATGATGACGGTATCGCCACCATGATTCTCCCACGCCATCTCGGCGCGACCAGCATCACTAGCGAATGGTCCGAACGTTGTAATAGTACCCATCTTTCTATCCTTTCTAGTTAGGCTTGCGCCATTGTAGTTTCGATCCGCACTCACGACACGTCAGGCTAGGCAACCATGCGAGACTAACCTGCAACCCGTAGCACATTCCACAGCACCACGCCACCATCACTCACCATCCTCAGGGTCAATGAACGGATCATTGAAATGGTAGGCAACATCAACAACGGGAAGATTCATGTGAGGGAAAGGACCGAAAGTTATCTCGGCCTCTTTCTCGTTGTATATTTTGATATTCATTTGTTCACCGGAGTTCGCAACTGATGAGAGCGCAGAGATCATGCGAAGCGCATCCTTAATAGTTAGTTCGATGCTCGCCCCGAAGAAATGCACCTTGGGTTCGTCGTTCATTGTCCTACCCTTTCTCTCTGTCTAGGTGAGACTGTCCCACCATGATGCCCACCATACCATGATGGTAGGCACCATGACACTACACTCCCGAATACTCTTCCACACTAAGCACGCTACGGCGCGGTGCTAGTTCGATATTGCAAGCCTGCACGATAGCGTCATCCTCACTAGTGGCACTAACGATAATGCGGGGGAACGTGCCACCATCAGCACGCAACGTCACCCGGTACATTCTACGGTCAGTCATCGCCCACCTCCCCACATTGACACTAACTCCTGTGCCGTAGGCATACGCCTACCCTCGGGACTATCCGCCCAACACGCTAGGCACACGTCACCGGGAAATAGTTCTAGCCTGTCTGTGTCCGTTCCACATGTGGTGCACGTAATCATGCCGTCACCATCCGGTCAGCAAGCGTCACCAGATACACAGTACCTTGACGCGACTCCGTAGGCGCCACACTCTCCAACGAGACAACCTCCCTGCCCCACCCGGTGAGAGCCTCACGCACGGCACTCTCGTTAGCGTTATGCGCGCCATGATCATAGGGGACAGTCACACTACTACCCCCCCACGTCACGCGGATACGGGACCCACGATGATTAGTAGGACCATAGTAGCGGGTCCACACTCCGATGCGCTCCATCTGTCTGTCCTCTCTCTGTCTAGTGGGAGTTTCCCACTATCGCCACCCGCGAGGGACTTGCACCCTCCCGAACCTAAGTCCGGCCAACTCTGGCGGGCGGTCCATTGGGCTAGGGAGCGACCCTAGTCACCTCCGGCAGTCTATTAGGGCTAGGCACCCTGCCCCACCCTCAGAGCGTAGCACCCTGAGGGCGAGACTAGGCAACTAGGACTGTACGGGCCCTAATCCGTTCTGTTCGATATGGCTAAGAATACCGTGGTACGCCCAGGCATTCACGTCAGCGCGAATATCCCCAGCGTCATTGTCCATGCCATAGGCGTCAGCCCAAGCCTTCTGATCGACCTCAACCGTGAACGATACGCGAACCCTCACGACACTCCCTCTCTCTCTGGGACCTAGATATCCCGCCCGCCCCACGGGCACGAGGACCGTGGGACAGACTAGAGACCTAGTAGTACCCCTGTGAGGGATCATACTCCCTGATCCGGTCAGCAGCAACCCACGCCGAACCCATGCCACCCACCGGCTGCACAAGCACCCGCGGAGTCCCATAGGACACCTTCACATCATCCACCGTGACAACGATCGTGAACGCATCCACCGTCAAAAGGAACTCTCGGCCAATCAGCCCGGCCATTTCCCTGCCCGTCATCTCTGTCCCTCTCT